CCGGCCCGGTCATCGCCCTCAAGGGTGCGTGAGCCTGACGGCTTGACGTGAAGTGCAAACTGGGCGGGCCGCTCCAAACCGGGGCGGCCCGCTCTCGTTTGCGAGGTTGACAATGCTGGTCAAAGTCGGTGGCACGGAAGTTGACATCCGTGTGGAAGCCATCCTGTCGATGCCTCGCGTGAGTTTTACGGCCAATCACTTCGCCTGGGCTCAAGCACTCATGCCGCTCGGCATTCGCCCCACGATGGGCACTGGTGCGTTCTGGGCACAGGTAAACACCAGGGTGATGGAGCAATTCATCGACAAGGCCGAGTACCTGCTGACCATCGACTACGACACGTTTTTCACCAAAGAGGACGTAGAGCACCTCTTCGCCCTGGCGATGACGTTTCAGTGCGATGCCATCACCGGCCTGCAGACGAAGCGGGAGGACGGCCGCCCAATGCTCACGCTTAAGGGCATGCTCGACAATCCGCCGCCAGACGGCAGCACGAAGGTGGACGCGGCGTGGTTCTCCGAGCCCGTGCAGGAAGTGGATACGGCCCACTTCGGGCTGACGGTCATCAGCACGGCCGCCTTGAAGCGATGCAAGAAGCCGTGGTTCTGGGAACAGCCCGACCCGAATGGAGGGTGGGGTGAAGGCAGGACTGATTCTGATATCGCATTTTGGAAAACGTGGCGTGCCAGCGGCAACCGGGTTTTCGTCTCGCCCCGTGTCGTGCTGGGCCACGGCGAGTACGTGGTGACGTGGCCCGGAAAGAACTTGGGCACGCCTGTTTTCCAGTGGGCCACTGAGTTCACGAACACGCTGAAACGCCCGGAATCTGCATGGAGCGTGCCCCAATGAAGAAACTGAAGTTCATCCGCTCGTGGCGTGGATACCGCACGGGGCAGGTGGTGGAGATCCCCGGCGGGCTCGCCACGCAGCTGCTCGCCCAGCGTCTCGCAGTCGAGGACACGCAGACCACGTTGATTGAGACGGCCGCCGTCGAGCACCAGGCCGAGACGGCCGACGCCACGCCACGCAAACGAGGTAGACCACGTGCAGTACAGAAGCCTGACTCGCCAGACAGCACCAGCCGTTGAGCCTGTCACGCTCTCCGAAGCGAAGGCCCATCTGCGTGTAGACACGAGCGACGATGATACCTACATCGGCACGCTCGTCACGGCGGCCCGCGAGTGGGTCGAGCAGTACCTCGACCGGACGCTGATCCATACCCAATGGGTGCTGCGGTTCGACAAGTTCCCGCCCAGCGGCATCGAGCCCGTCGAGTTGCCACGGCCGCCGATGGTCGCCAGTGGTACGGCGACCGCCGTGGCCGTGACGTTCACGAGCGAGGCAGGAACCACCAGCACATACAGCACGGCCGAGTACCGGGTGGACCGAAATGCCACGCCTGGGACCATCCTGCCCATCTACGGCACGACGTGGACGCCGCACCGCCAGGATGACAATGCCATCAGCGTGACGTGGTGGGCTGGCTACGGGGCGAGCGGATCGAGCGTTCCGGCGGCGATCCGGCACGCGATCCTGATGCTGGTGGGCCACTGGTACGAGTTCCGCACAAGCGTGCTCACTGGCAGCATTTCCAAGGAAATCGAGTTCGGCGTGAAGTCGCTGCTCGACTCGCAACGTTGGGGCTCTTACCGATGATCGACGCTGGCAAGTTGCGCGAGCGTGTGACGGTGCAGATCGCCAGCGGCACGACTAACACGCTCGGCGAGACGGTCCTGTCGTGGAGCAACTCGTCTGCCGTGTGGGCCAGCGTGGAAGGCGTCTCGGCCCGTGAGTCGCTCGGACTTGGTCAGCAGGAAATCGGCGTCACGCACCGGGTGCGGATGCGTTACCTGCCGGGGCTGACCCAGAACATGCGTTTTGCCTGGCGGAATCGGACGCTGGAAATCGTCAGCCTGCTCGAGCGTGGCAATCGCAGCGAACACGAGATTATCTGCCAGGAGACGATCCCGTAATGGCGAACGTCTTCGCCGGCGGCAGCGACAGGCCGCTCATCAAGTTGGCACTGGGGCGTGGCAAAAAGGCGAAAGCCTTGTTTGCCGTTGAGCCGCTTGCGGACATTGTGGCCGAGCTGCAGCGGCTGCCGCGTGACATCAGCACGAAGAAGCAATTGACTGCATTGAAGAAGGCTGCCAAGCCAGGCCAAGAAGCGCTGCGGAAGAATGTCGCTGCCCTCGGCGAAGTAACTGGCAACCTGCTGGCGAGCGTGAGCCAGGTCAGCAGGAAGTACACAAACAACAAGGCCCAGTTGCCGGTCGGGGTTGTGGTGGTCGGCTTCAGGCGGCCAGTGAACAGCAAGAGCCAGAAGGGTGCCACGCCGGCCTTTACTGGCGGCACGGTGCTCAAGGGTCCGAATCGGGCCTACCACTCGCACCTTGTTGAGTACGGAACAAAGCCGAGGACTGCCGGAAAGTCCAAGAGGGTGAAGCGTCGCCGCGTGGTCCTTGGCGGCAGGATTCGGACGCTGGCAGAGCGAGTCAAAGAGCAGCCCTCTGGTCGTGGCGTATTGTCATCGTTCAAGACTCGTGGCCCGTTCTTTCGTCCAGGCGTCCGCCGCTATCCCGTGGACTTCATCGCCACAGGCACGGTCCGTGGAAGCCCGGCACGCCGGCCGCTCACGCGGGCATTTCAATCCACACAGAGCCAGATGCAGAGCATCTTGGACGTGGAGATGCGGAAGGCACTCAGGGCGGCGATTCGTGCGACGCAAAAGAAATACGGAGACTTCGGCCTATGAAATCCCCGGAAGCCGTACTGCGTACCGCCCTGGTCAGCAGCACCGCAGTCACCACTCTGGTCAGCACCCGCATTTACCCGGTACTTGCCCCGGCATCGGCCACGCTGCCTTTCGTGACCTGGCGGCGAACCGGCATTCAGCGAGAGCAGACGCTGCGAAACCCGATGGGCATGCCCCGCGTCACCCTGGAGTATCAGGTATACGGCGTCACGTATGACCAGACGAGAGAGGTGGCCGACGCCATGCGGCTCGTTCTGGATGGCTACGGGGGCCAATCGGAAAATACGGTGGTAGATCAGGTCTCGCTGGAGAACGAAAGCGACGACTTTGTCTCACTCGGTGGTGCCGAGATGCCACCGGCGTATCAGATCACGCAGACCTACGACATCCGCTGGCAGGAGAGCTGACGAATGGCCACGACCCCGCATTCCGGTTCCGGCACGACGTTTTCTTTCGCCGGTGTGAACTACACCGTCACGAGCATCACCTACACCATCGGTGCCACCGGCGGCGGGGCCGACAACATCGACATCTCGCACCTCGGCCAGACCACCGGGGCCAGCGTTCTTTCGATTGCTCGACCGCTGATTGGCACGCAGGGCGGCGACACAGGCAAGAGCGTCAGTATTGAGTACATCGGCACCAGCGTCATCGCCCAGAACACGACGGGCACGCTGGCGATCACCGGCGGCATCAGCGTCTCGGCCACGGCGACGTGCAATTCGTCCTCGGTCACGCTGACTGTGAACGACGCCATCCGTGGGTCTGCTGAGTTCCAGCTGGCTTGAGCCACGGAGGCTTCCGTGGCGACGTACAGCACAGGAATCACGGCGACCTTCGGCAGTACGACGTTTGCCGAGGTCACCGATCTTTCGTGGACGTATGGCGGCAGCATTCCGAAAGGCCGCTCGTCCACGTGGACCGATGACGTTGGGTCCGTCTCTCTGACCTGCCTTGGTTCTGCTGGGGTTGCGACTGCCAACTATGGCACTCGCAGCGATCTGACGATCACGGGCGGCGGCGCTGCCTTGACTTGCAAGGCACTCTATGAGGGCTTGAGCGTCACGCCCGAGCTGAACGGCGTGACCCGTTACACCGTGACGTTCAAACTCCTCGACGGGTGAACAAATGGCAGTGCTGACGCGAGACCAGATTGAGCATGCAAGCGACGCCAAGATCATCAAGGTGCCGGCGTGGGGCGGCGAAGTGTGCATTCGGCTGATGACCGTGGGCGACCGGGACAGCTACGAAGTAAAGCTGCTCGAGGCGCAGTCCAAGGCCGTGCCGGTCATTCCCGACTTTCGCTCGGAGCTCTTGGCCCGCTGCCTGTGCGATGACAAGGGTGTGCTGCTGTTTCCCGGTGACGAAGGCGTGGCGGCCCTGCGTCGCAAGAGCGTCGATCAGATCCACGGATTGTGGAAGGCGGCACTGAAGCACAACGCATTGACCGAGGAGGAGATTGAGAAACTGGCGGGGGAATGAACGCCAGGCCGAGCTTGCGTTTCAAGTTCGACCTGGC